TTCAATACTTCCCACTTGAGCAGAAGTCAGTAGAAAACCCTTACGGTCTTGATGTGAACCCAAACGAATTGATAGTGCGTCAAGGGTTACTTTCCCCATAAAAAGCAGCCGTCAACGGGTCGCGCTTGACCTTACGCTTGAGCTGTCTCTGACGAGCAAGACGAAACTCTTTCTCGTCAATGCTCTCGTGCTCTCTGCACTTCTTAACTCTAGCTCTGGTGCTTAGTGGCTCAGGCTTCTCGGCATCCACTCCAATGCCGTATCTCCAGACAGCAATCCAGCCGTTTGCTTGTGCTCTACGCCACGACTGGATATGGACAGCACCTTCTTCCTTGAGCTTTTGCAGCATATCCCTGCTAGACCTTAGCGTGCAATGAAGTAGGTCTGCCAACTCTCTGCTGGTGTAACCCTTCTGAGAGATAAGGGCAACCAGTTTAGGCATTCTGGTAGACCTCATTTGTCGTCTAGTCCAAAGTACAGCACAGCAAAGATAACCGCCAATCCAATTAAAGCACCCATCACCAGCAAGACGATGATGGTCAGGATATTTTCAATCATAGTTAAGCCCTTTCAGTTTTAACTCAATGTTTCTGGCGGTCTGCTCGATCTCGCAACCCCCTTTGCCGTAGGCTATACACTTGTGTATCTCCTCTTCGGTGAGGGATACCCACGGCTTTTTGTAGGTCTGGATGTCGTCGTCGTCCACAACCTTGCGGTGCGGGACTGATATTCCTATTGGTCGTGTCATAGATTTTTATCCTTGAGTTTGGCTTCAATGGCTCGGGAAAATTCACGCCAAAAACTATCGGTTGGGTCTGATGCTTCCATTTTTTCCGCGAACTCTGCAATCTCCTCATCCGTCAGCCCAACCCATGTGCGCTGTGGTTTATCTTTAGCAAGAACATATTTCACATCTGTTTTATCTATTCTGTGACTGCACCAAGTTATTCCATCATGGTCATCGTATGGAACATCACAATCAGGATCATCACATATCTGTAAATAAATTACTTTTGGTACTCCATGTCTCATGTCTTACTCCTTAATGCCGTGGGCGGCTTCTATGGCTCGGGCAAAGTAAAGTGGCGTTGTTGGATTACTTAACGCATAGTTTTTTGAGATGTCGCCAATCTCATCATCCGTCAACGGCTTGCGTTGTGGTGGGGTGGTGTCATGCGATGTTTGGTCAAGCATCACGGTTCGCGCCAATGCTTCGCACGTTGGACAAGGCTCAATAGACTTTGAAATGAGCGTCAAAGTTTTTAATGGCACTTGCTCTACCGAACCCCATCCAGCCCATGCTTTTGCCGATGCATACTCACCAAAATGTGCTGTCTCACCTTTCTTGGTAATAGCTTTATATACACACGCCACAGGCTCTTGCTGTGGTGGGGTGGTGTAGAGAGGGATTGGTTTATATGTGCTTGCTGGCTTCTTCCATCTAAAGTATTTGTGACCTGTTGCGTTTTCACAAAGGTATGCAATGGGTGCAGGCATGGTTATAGAAATAGTGCCAGACTGTTTTGCTTCTGGTTGCTCTAATTCTTCGGCATAAACATCATCAAGCAATGCTTGCGCTACTGCTTGTCGCACTTTCATGGCATCCGTTATGTATCGTTCTGGCTGTGGTTGTTGAGCATCCCAAGCCGCCATGTAAACAGATGATGCGTGACCAGCATACAAACGCTCGTCATACCCTTCTGTTGAACACTCATCCATTGCCTTGAGCATTTCTTCTGTTGGTTCTTTTGGCATAAGTTTCCACGCCACAGGCTCCTGCTCTGGCTGTGATGGATGCAGTGATGTGAATGGCGGCTCAAAACCAGCGTCAAGAAGTAACTTCTGCACATCAGATGGAATGGCTCGAAATTTCGTACAACAAGCCGGACAAAACACTTTCATTGAGTCTGTCATGTACGGAGCACAATCGTGCCCGATATAAGACGCTTCTTGTTCACCACCACACGCCACAGGCTCCTGCTCTGGCTGTGCCAAGGCTTCTTTGATGGCGGTGATGGCTCTCGCAATTACAGGGTCGTAATTTGTTGCTCTTTTCAACGCCTCAAGTGCCATTTCTAATACTTGTCTCATACCGTCTTCTCCTCAATGGCTCTCGCCCTTCGTGACTTTATCTCAAGTACAACCATGTCGAGTGCCTTCTCTAGTTGCGCGATGGTGGTGATCTCTAGTTGGGCGTCGTGCAACTCCATGACATAGTTGATCGCTGTCAGCTCGGAAGCCTTCGCCACGAACCTATCTTCACGATTGATACCGCGACGCGAAAGTTCTAGCAATGCGTCCTGACCTTGCCTGATCTCGTCTTTATATTCATGCCCAATGCCAAGTCTAGAAAGGGCTTCAGAGACATTAAGGGCAGAGATGATGGAGTCGATGTCATAACGCTTTGCCTGACCCGTCCTGAGCGCTTCTAGAGCGCTGTGATTCTTTATCTTGAGGTCAAGGACTGCGCTGCCAGTAGCGGAGACTGGCTTAAAGCCATTGATGACCCAAGTGGCGACATCGAGGCGCACGCCTTTGGGTTTGTATTTACTTCTTTTTCGCATTGCGTTTTAACCTTGGGCAGTTTATGCAGAACACTTTATCCTTGGACTGACACACGCCAAGGGTCTCGCACTTGGTGCGTAGTACAACCCACGGTGGTGGTGTCACCCATCTAGTTTTGACTTCGCTCATTGCTGCACAATCATTTGCATCTCTAACTCTTTGACGCGCTCGGTCAACTCTTTGACGGTCAGCTCTGCGATCTCCAGCTCCTTACCGTGTGAGCGTCTAGCCATCTGCATCCCAGCGTCGTAACCCATCATTGCACCCTTGTGAGCTGCTTCGCTAACCAGTTTGGCGATGTCTTGTGGCGACATGATGCGTGCCTTTCCTTCGGCAGCCTTCAAGTAACCAAGCACCATCTCGTCGATTTTCTTTTGTACTGACATGATTTAGTTTCCTGTTGCAATGAGGGCTGTGATGAGACCGACGGATACGCCAGTCAGGAAGATGAGAACGCAGTCCACAAGGGAGACGCGCTCGTCAACATAAGGTCCATCGACTTCTAGGTTTTGGGTGTAGTTCTGGTGTTTCATAGTTCTCTCTCTTTCATCATTGCGTCTGCCCATTCGTAGGCTTTTATAGTTCCGTCCTTTAAGCTAAGAACACCGATAAATTCTTGCATAGCCTTTGCCGCAAAGTAATCACGCAAAGTCATGCCTGTTTCATTGGGCGATTGAGTGCGTGGAAATGCTGGTATATCTTTCATTATTCGCTTTCAGAGTTAAGTTGTGTAAGGGCTTCTTCGCAGATGTGATCCACGATGGACTGCATAAGAATGTGGGCGATGTCAATGTCACCACAAAAGGCATTGACCAGATTCATGCACGCAGGGAAGTCTGGCGCTTCCCCGTGGTTGAGTTCTTCGGGTTCGTACTCCAAGTGGCAGGTGAGTTCTACACCTTCCACTTCGCAGTTAAATTTGTACAGGGTTTCGGTCATTGTGTTTGCTCCTTAGCATCGGTGATTGATATGCGAATCATATCGTAGTTGACTATGTAATCAACATATTAACCACACAATTTACTCAGGATATACCCTAATAGAATGGAATCGACAGGGTGTAGTTTCCCTGTCGGCTGTGCCTTATGTCTCCGCAAGAGGTGCAGTTGCCTTGATAGGGGATGGGTGACAGGACTCATCCCCTTTTTTTGTCTGCCTTGTTGAGTTAATCAATTCTAGGTTAACATACTCAACATGAACTACATAACCGAAATTATCGAACGCGCTGAAAAGGCGGGGTTCAAGATGGCAGATATATGCCGTGAGGCTGGCATTGATCAGGCTCAGATGTCTCGATGGGTGGCTGGGCATACTGTGCCCTTGGTCTCCTCCATTGAGAAGCTCAGAACTGCAACCGATCGGCTCATTGAAAAACGCATTGAAGACTTGAAAGTGGGTCAGGAATGATTAGAACTATGGGGGTGGACTGTGGCGCACAGGGTGCATTTTCTTTGTATGTTGACGGCAAGTTTGATCGCGTTGTCGATATGCCTGTTGTGGAAGTCACCAGAGGTGGCAAGAACAAGCGACAGGTCTCAGCACAGGGAGTCGCAAGCATCATCAAGGTCTTCGCCCCTACGCACGCATTTGTCGAGCGCACAGGCGCAATGCCAAACCAAGGCACAACCTCAATGTATGCCTTTGGTAGAGCTGCTGGAATCATTGAAGGCGCACTTGCGTCGTTTGCTGTCCCCGTCACCTATATCAACCCAGCAGTCTGGCAAAAGGCTACTGGATGCGCAAAGGGAAAAGACGCAATCAGACACCGTTGCATGGAACTGCACCCAGAGCACCAGCACTTGTTTAGTCGCGTGAAGGACTCAGGTCGGGCAGACGCAACCATGATGGCTTACTACGGGGTGAACAGCAAATGACACAAGATGAAGTAATTGAGATGGCTTGCCAAACATTTGGTGGAATTATTAAAAAGGAAGAACGAAAGAACTTTTTAGTCTTTGCCAAACTGGTAGCAGAGAAAGAGCGTGAGGCGTGTGCAAAGGTATGTGATGACCATTGGGAAAAAGGTGGGGCAGCGTATTACTGCGCTAAAACAATCAGATACAGGGGACAAGCATGACTGACGACGAAAGAAACACTATGCGCGAGCACATTGTCTGGTTGACAAAGGAACTAGAAGACACACGACAGCAACTTAAAGCACGCAATGAATTGCTTGGAGAGATGCTCAATCCAGAGGCGCTTGGACACGCTGTCAGCAATGAGGTGCGCGGTCTTATCTATACGGTTTTGTACTTAACGAAAGAAAACGAATAATGATCAAACTACGCCCAAGTGCAGCAACACGCTGGCTCTCATGTCCCGCATCTGTCAGGCTTTGTGCCGACATCCCTTACCAGCCAGCAGGTGAAGCTGCGCAGATCGGTACTGCTATACATGAGGTGGCAGAGACTGCATTCCTCACTAACGCAAGCCCCTACGACTGGATCGGTCAGACCGTCAAGGACATTGTGATCACCGAGCAGAACGCTGACTTTGCACAGGCTCATGTGAACCATATTAGGGATTTGGAGTTGCGTCTTGGCACTCTCAAGGTTGAGCAGTATGTGACCGTGTACAAGGACAAAGACATAGAGCTGGGTGGTACTGCCGATGTGGTGGCATGGAACGACGAGAAGTCAACCTTAGTCATTGCAGACTTAAAGACTGGCAGAGGTTATGTTGACGCTGATAGTGATCAGATGAAGATATACGCCATCGGTGCGATGCGCCACGCAAAGATTGAATTTAGCAACATCGAGCTGTCGATTATTCAACCCCATCACGGTGAACCTCGCACCCACAAGATCACATTCAAGGAATTGAACGACTGGGCAGCGACGAGGTTAACTCCAGCGATCCAAGCGATAAAGAAGGGTGACACCGAACCCACGCCAACAGAAGACGGTTGCCAATGGTGTCCAGCCAAAGCAATCTGTCCTGCGCAAAGAAAAGGGTTCGAGGTCATTGCTGCGCAACCTGATCTGACGCAACTCAACAAAGAAGACATCAAGTCAATCATGGTGACGCTGACACCTGAGCAGATCGAGGACTTGCTGGATCGCGCACCACTTGTTGAGAAGTTCATCGACGCTGTGCGTGCTCACGCTGTCAGTCGCATTGAGGCAGGTGAAGTCATTAAGGGCTGGCAGATGCAACCAAAGCGTGCGTATCGCAAGTGGATTGACGAGGAAAAGGCAAAGCACGCATTGCACGACGCTGGTATCCCAGCAGATAAGTTGGTCTCTAGTGAACTAATTAGCCCATCTGAAGCAGCCAAACTGCTACCCAAAGAATCAAAAGACTTAATTGATACGCTCACCAAGAAAGAGTCTAGTGGTCTCACTCTTGCGCGTGACTACTCATTAGGTCAATAATCCATTCCCCCAAACCGTTGCCATGTGCAACATTTTTAACTTGAACTCGAAAGGCTCAAATGCTTAATCTCTCATCATCATCTGGCGGTGGTAACTACATCCGCTTTATGCCATCTGCTAACGCATGGCTCAACAGCAACAAGGAAGAATTCACACCAAAGAAAATGGTTGTGGATACTGACTCGTTGCAGACTGGTTGGATGCATCTCGGAGAAGGTGTACGCGACTGGCAACCAGACGCAGGTCTTGGAAAGAAAGGACCACAGCCAAGTGCAGACCACAAGCGTGGTTTCTCCATTAAGTTCTATAACAAGGAGATGGGACTCGCTGAGTGGTCAGCTAACGGCACAGGTCCAAACATGGGCTTAGAGAAGTTGTGGAAGGCTATCGAGGCAGGACAACAAGCCAACGCTGGCAAATTACCCGTCATCGAGTACAAAGGCTCGACGCTAGAGAAGATCGGCAAAGGCACTACACGCATTCCTAACTTTGATGTTGTTAGTTGGATTGATCGTCCTGCTGGCATGGACGCGGTGGACGATGGTACTCAGAGCTTTGATAGTGACGGCAAGATCACGATGGGAGCGCCAGCAGCACCAGCACCTAAAGCAGCGCCTAAGACTGCTATGGCTTCTGCCATTGAAGACGACGAGATGTTTTAACTAACGGGAAAGACGGGGCTGATCTAACGGTCAGTCCCGTTTTTTTTCCTCTATGGAAAACACACAAGAATTTTGGATGCTGCTTCTTATTGCGTTGGCTCAAAGGGTCTACGAATTGGAGCAGAGATTAGAAACATTAGAAGGACAAGAATGCAAGCCGAACAAATAGCGCAAGCGCTTGGCAACGCAAAGAAGGTGGGTAACGGCTGGTTGGCGAGCTGTCCTGTCAGTTCACACGGTCAAGGCAACGGTGACAGGAATCCAAGCCTCTCAGTCACAGAAGGCGAGGACGGTAAGCCCTTGTTTTTCTGTCACGGTGGGTGCGATCAGGAGACGGTGTTCCATGCCGTGAAGGACTATGGGTTGCTACCTGACTTGCCAAACCCGACAGACTTCCTCACTCAGATCAAGCCGTTACCGAAACATGAACCAGTCTTGGAGCAGGAGTGGCACTACACCGACGAGGACGGGGTAACTCAGCACATTAAGCAGAGATACAAGACCTTTGACTCTAAAGGAAAGACCTACAAGCAGTACAGGGTGGACGAGCAGGGACGCAAGCACGCATCCATGACAGGTGCCAACATAGTACCGTACCAACTACCAGAGATTGAGTTTGCACGCAAAACAGGACGCACAGTCTTCTTGTGTGAGGGAGAGAAGGCAGCAGACGCAATCAGGTCTATCGGTGCATATGCAACCTGCACGCATGGCGGTGCAAGCAACTTCCCAGAGGATGTCGTCAAGTACTTCGTGGGGCTAACGGTTGCAGTCGTACCTGACAACGACACGGTGGGCTGGGAGTACGCAAGGAAGGCAGTCAAGGCTCTCAAGACGGTTACAAAGAGTATCCGAGTGGTTGATCTGGGACTCGAAGAGGTCAAGGAAGACGCTTACGAGTTCGTCCACAAGTACGGCAAGGTCAAGGAAGACTTGGTGGAGATCACGAAGGCGACTAACAGCGTGTCCAATGAGTCAGATGTAACGACACCTGCAAGGTTGCTCGGAGTTGCTGAGACGCAAGAAACTCAAGAGTTGGAGTTGCCACAAGCACCATTACAACGCGAAGGATTCAAGCTAGAGGCGTGGGACGACATCGAGGACGAACCTGTTGAGTGGCTCATCCAAGGAGTCATACCGCAGAGATCATTTGTCGCTTTGTACGCGCCACCAGCGAGTTTCAAGTCATTTGTGGCGCTAGACATTGCAGAGTGCATCGCAACGGGAAGGCAGTTCTTAGGGCACGAAATCAGCAAACAGGGTGCAGTCCTATACATCGCGGGGGAAGGTCACGGAGGTATCGGAACAAGGATCAAAGCCTTAAAGACGCACCACGGCACGCCAGAAGGAACACCTGTTTACTTCCTGAGACGACAGGTCAACCTCAGAAGTAGTCAAACAGACCTCAAGGACTTGGTGGCAGCCATTGATGACCTCAAAGCAATCCATGAGATTCATTTCGAGATGATCATCATCGACACCTTGGCTAGAGCGTTTGGCGGTGGTAATGAGAATGCAAGCGAGGACATGGGTGCATTCATAACGGCTGCTGGCGCAATCCAAGGCAAGTACGAGTGCTCACTATTGGTGGTGCACCACGCTGGTAAGGACGCTACCAAAGGACTCAGGGGTCACTCTTCCCTGCTTGGAGCAGTAGACACAGAACTAGAGATCATCCGCATAGAGGGCGCTCAACCACCTAAAGGAATCCTGCACATCAGCAAGCAAAAGGATGGGGAAGACGGGCAAAGGATCGGGTTCAGAATGGTCGAGGTCAGCTCCACTTCTGGCGGTGTGGTGGACTTTGAGTCAGGCGACTTAAGCCTTGCGGTGGAGGCTGACGAGGAAGCCATTAACGACAGAAAAGAGTCCATGAAACCGCCAGATAAGAAGGGAAAGGGCACTAACCAGAAGATCGCTTTGACCTCGCTACATGAAGCAATAGCCAAGTTTGGGGAGATGCAAACCATCAACGGGATGCGCAATAAGTGCATAAAGATTGAGCAATGGAGGGTCGAATTTAAGGCTCGACTTGGCAGCGATGTGCATCCAGAGACGCTAAAAAAGGCTTGGCAACGGGTCAAGTTGGACTTGGTGGAAATGGAAAAAGTAGTAATTTATGATGATATGTGCTGGGCTGTGTTTGAAGAAAAAGATGACGCAAAACAGTCCAATTCTGTGGTCAGTTTGGTGAAGAAATGATGTGGGGGGACAGGGACAAATGGGGGACAAATGGTGGACAACACAAAATGCATTTGTCCACTCCAAAAAGGTGGACAGATGGATGGGGTGTGTATGTATACACCCCATCTGTCCCCCTTTGGATATGTCGGAGTTTCTGAGTTTTAAGAATTGGAGAAAAAAATGAGCAAGAAGAGAATTGGTAGTGTGGTTAAAGGGTTAAAGCAACCAGAATTCCCGATGAATACTTTTGAGGTATTTATGAATTCGAGGTTAATTGAGCTGTCGGTGGTGAAGAGAGACCACGAAAAGCGTTGGGGCATTAACAGGTTGATCGAGTTGGTGGACTCAGAGTTTCGGATCAAGGTATGGCGACAGGCTGAACGAGTGTTCGATGCGTCGGTGTCAAGAGATGAGGTGAAGCTGGATCGAGCTGTCGGTGGAATGATCAAGGCTTACGGTGCTTTGGAGTCTTGGGCGGTTGAGCATGGGGTGTCTGAGATGCCAGACATCACGGCAGTCGAGCATGAGATGCAAGACGGGTCGGTGATGGTGGTTGTTGGGACACATCACGACGCGACGCTTTATCAGCAGTTCAGACCCGATGTCCAGAATCGTCACATCTGGACGATGGAAGAGCTGGAGTTGATCATGCAGTCACCAGTCATCAAGGAGACCATGAAGATCAAGGCGTTGATGCCTTGTGCTGCAATGGTCAGGCTGGACAAGGATGCGAAGGAGTTTCCGATGGGTGGTGCGACGGGATTTGATGATGTCAAGTCGGACGAGTTAGAGGCTTCGTCGTTGCCGAAGGTGTTTGACACCAGCAAGATGGGCAAAAATAGGGCTAATCGGGCTTTGGAGGAGATTTAAATGCTTGTTGATACTTTGTGGTGGGTAATGGGTTTTAAGCGCTTGGAGGGCTTTTAAATGGCTGGGAACAAAAAGAAGGTTCACGACATCGCATTGCTCAACACGCTGCCGATTGAGCAGATCACGAATATGTTTGAGGCTGGGATGAGCGAGACGAGGATATGTGTGGCGCTCGGTGTCAGCAAGAAGGCGCTGACCGAATGGCTTGACGCACCAGAACAGGAAGGTTTCCTCGCACGCGTGCGTGCGCGAGCAGCGAATCATATCGTAGGGCAGATGATCGAGATCGCAGACGAGACGGACATCGAGGAGGTCAACAAGGCGCGTCTGCGCGTCCAGACGAGGCAATGGGTGGCAGAGCGCTGGAATCCTGCTGCATACGCGCAGAACAAGATGCCAAGCGTCCAAGTTAACCTGTCTGGCATGAGGCTGGACGCATTGCGACGCATTGAGGTGGTCGAGGACATATCCACAGAAAACAGCGCGAAGTTGCCCTAGTTATCCACAGTTGCGTGGAAACTGGTAGAGTTATCCACATTTATGCTTACAAACCTGTGGATAACAACAAAATAACTTTACATAATGAACATAGTGTAAAGCAGACAAATACGACGATATGCAAATGTGTAGGATTCATGCGCTCTGCTAGAAGAGTGGTCACTCACTAACCGATTCTGCCTGACTGATTCGGGTTTACCCCCCCCTTCGATCTGCGCGACGGGTGGCGCTGAAACTGCACCCCGACAGTTATCGACTTAACACCCCCCCCACTACCCCTCCCCACAGCACCACGCTCCCCACAAAAAAATAAAAAATAATATAAACTTGACTTGCGTATCAACACGCATGGGGATTGGGGGTGAACTCGAGAAGCACCCCACATCAACAGTCCCCAGCCGTGTTGATGTTGGGTCGCACCCAACTTAATGTCGGAAGCTGAAACAGCATCAGGATAAACGACGTAACCAAAGCCCAAGTGACTCGCCACAAAGCAGAATACCTTGGGAAATCCTGACCATCTTGGTGGCACAATTCCCCCATGACGACAAAATCAATTCCACAAGAAAAAAAGAAACTACACCCCGATGTGGTGGCAAAGATAGACCGCATCCAAGACAAGAAACAGGACGAACTCAGCAAGAATCCCTTTGTTGCGTTCACCATCCGCTACAAGAACAATCCCGTCCTCTTCGTCAAGGAAGTCTTAAAAGCCAACCCCGACGGCTGGCAAGAGACATTCCTAATGCACATCGCCAAGGGCAACCGCAGAATCTCAGTCAGGTCAGGTCATGGCGTAGGCAAGTCCACAGCAGCGAGCTGGGCGATCATCTGGTATCTACTCTTGCGGTATCCCGTCAAGGTTGTCGTCACCGCACCCACATCCAGCCAGCTATACGACGCGCTCTTTGCGGAACTAAAGCGCTGGGTGAAGGAACTGCCTGAGACCTTGCGAGATATGCTTGAAGTCAAGCAAGACCGTATCGAGGTCAAGGAAGCAGCAACCGAAGCCTTCGTCTCAGCCAGAACCAGCAGGGCAGAGCAACCCGAAGCCCTGCAAGGTGTCCACAGCGAGAATGTGATGCTGGTGGCTGACGAGGCGTCTGGTATCCCAGAGGCTGTCTTTGAGGCTGCTGCTGGCTCGATGTCTGGACACAATGCCGTCACCCTTCTGCTGGGCAACCCCGTCCGAAGCTCAGGGTTTTTCTACGACACGCAAAACCGATTGGCTAACGACTGGGTGACGATGAAAGTCTCTTGCGTCGACTCACCCAGAGTCAGCGATGCCTATGTCGAAGAGATGAAGGCTCGGTACGGTGAGGAATCCAACGCATACCGCATAAGGGTACTGGGCGAGTTTCCACGCGCAGACGACGACACGATCATCCCAATGGAACTGCTGGAACTCGCCAAGCACCGCGATGTCGAGACAAGCCAGCACGCAAAACTGATCTGGGGTCTGGATGTTGCGCGCTACGGATCAGATAGAAGCGCATTAGCAAAAAGAAAAGGTAATGCGATAGTAGAACCCGTAAAGACTTGGAAAAACTTAGATTTAATGCAGTTAACGGGAGCAGTCGTTGCTGAATGGGAGGCGCTGACAATATCAGATCGTCCTAACGAGATCATGGTTGACTCGATTGGTCTTGGCGCTGGTGTCGTTGACCGTCTCAGAGAACTGGGGCTTCCTGTTAGGGGAATAAATGTCTCTGAGTCTCCAGCAATGGGTTCAACTTATAGAAATTTAAAGGCAGAGCTTTGGTACAAGTGCAAGGCATGGTTTGAGGCGCGGGACTGTCGTATACCTAACGATGAAGAGTTAATCGCAGAACTTGCTACCGTGAGGTACTTCTTTTCCTCTAGCGGAAAAATACAAGTTGAGGGCAAAGAAGAGTTGCGTAAAAGATTACTAAAGTCTTCGGATAAAGGCGATGCTCTAGTCCTGACCTTCGCAAGCGACGCAGCCGTAGGAATGTTTGGGGCTAACGCAAGCCAGAAGTGGTCTCAGCCGTTGCGTAGAAACCTCTCACGGGTTGCATAATTCGTCTATCCCAATCAAGGAGTCATTGACATGATGAAGAAGACAAAGACAGAGAAGAAAATCTCTAAGGTGTACAACGAGTTCAAGGCAGGGAAACTGCACTCAGGCAAAGGTGGTCCAGTCGTCAAAAGCAAGGCTCAAGGATTGGCTATTGCCCTGTCCTCTGCTGGCGTAAAACAAAAAGGTAAAAAGTAATTATGGCTACCTCATACCCCAAGCATTTACAAGGTGCAATGGATCAGATGATGTCTGAGAGCGACACCAGCGAGTGTCCACTCCCCACGCAAGACATCACCCTTAATCTGAAGAACCGCGCCAAGGCGATCACTACTGCGAAGTACGGTCCTGAGAATCCAAAGCTACCTAACACCCCATTCTGGCAACGCAAGGCAGATACATGGGATGTAACTGTGGACGATGCCAAGCAATCCCTTTGCGGGAACTGCGCAGCGTTCAATGTCTCCGACAAGATCAAGCAATGTATCGCTGACGGAATAGGAAATGAAGCCGATCCGTGGGGAACAATCAAGTTAGCTGATCTTGGGTATTGCGAGATTTTTGACTTCAAGTGCGCAGCGTCCAGAACCTGTGATGCTTGGGTCGTTGGCGGTCCTAATACTGGCGAAGCCAAGGACGAAGGCGAAGACATGGGCGAAGGCGAGATGGAGGACGAGGAATGAAAGCAGGTCTCTACGCAAATATTCATGCCAAGCAAAAGCGTATCGCTGCTGGCTCAGGCGAGAAGATGAACAAGGTCGGCTCTAAGGCAGCGCCAAGTGCTGCCGACTTCAAGGCTGCTGCCAAGACCGCCAAGAAGCCGAAGGCTAAGAAGTGAAGACCCCCGCATGGCAGAGGGCTGAAGGTAAGTCCAAATCTGGCGGGCTAAATGCCAAGGGAAGAGCAAGCGCGAAAGCCGAAGGCATGAACCTAAAGCCCCCTGTCAAGTCAGGCGACAACCCCAGACGCGCCAGCTTTTTGGCTCGTATGGGCAATATGGCTGGACCAGAGTACAAGGACGGTGAAAAGACCCGTCTTCTCTTGAGTCTTAACGCATGGGGTGCTAGCTCGAAGGCAGACGCTAGAGCGAAGGCAAAAAGTATCTCCGCAAGGAATAAGGCTAAGAAGTGATCCCCATCTGCATATCGACGGTACACGGCAAGGGTTTGCCAGTCCTATTGGAGTCGATTAAGCAATACGCGCCAGAGGCGTTTGTTTACTTGCGTGGCACAGAGAGAGTCGTCTCTGGCTACAAGAATGCAAGGCTTATCTTTGGCGAACCCCGTAACTTTGGAGACGACTACAACGAAGTAATCGACGACGCTCTGAAGTACGCACAGGCGTGCATCGTCTGCAATGACGATGTGGTGCTGACACCGAACAGCTACCAGCGACTGCTCGAAGATGTACAAGTTATCCGCGAGTTAGAACCAAATGTCGGCTGGGTTGGCGCTCGAAGCGATTGTGTGAGACCGTCTCAGAACATCAGATACAACCCTGACGGTGACCCGCTTTACATGAATCGCTTTAAGTCCGAGCAGTTTATTTGCCCGACTGACAATGTGTCACCCATCTTTGCGTACATCTCTAGAGACGCATGGCATCACGGCAGGTTTGGACCTTTGAACTGGTATTCAGACGATGTGAGCTGCGCAGACCTTACCAGTCAAGGCTATCGGCACTTTGTCTCAAGCGCCTATGTGCATCATGTCGGCAGCCAAACCATTGGCGAAAACGCACAACAACTTGTTGCCGAGGCTTTGCCTTGGATAAAAGAGAACCGTCCACAGTATGTCGAACACTTCTTTGGTACTTAACTTAGGCTCTGGCAAGGACTTTAGGGAAGACTGCATCAATGCCGATGTGCAGTTAAGGACTAAGCCAGACTGGTTACTCGACATCTGCAATGTGCCTTGGGGCGACGCTATTTCTACAAGGCTCGGTGACTTTGACATCCAGCCAGAGATGTTTGACATGATCTTGGCTAACGATGTGCTCGAACATTTGCCCGATCTGGTGGGTGCAATGACGAGCTGCAAGGAATTACTCAAGGTTGGTGGCGAGATGCGCATCCATGTGCCTTATGACCTGAGCTATGGCGCTTGGCAAGACCCAACGCACCTGAGAGCATTCAACGAAAAGTCGTGGCTTTATTACACGGACTGGCATTGGTATCTTGGGTGGGAAGACAGGTTTTACATGACGCACTTGGAATTTCGTCTCAATCCATTCGCACAAGACCTAAAATTGACACAGGAAGAATTACTGAGGACTCCGCGAGCTGTGGACTCCATGTATGTCGTATTGACTAAGGGTACAAAATGAATATCACCAACGAGCTGGGATTGAGCACAGACATCGCGTCGCAGGTTGACCCGACACTCACCCCTATGACAGACACCGACTTAGAGGCGATCATGGGTCAAGAGATCACAGACGCTGTGAGCTATATCGATTCTGACCTCTCGCCTATCCGCGCTCGCGGTACTGAGTATTACCGAGGAGACCCCTTCGGTAACGAGGAAGATGGACGCTCGCAAGTCGTGGCGATGGAGGTGCGCGACACCGTGTCTGCCATGCTGCCGTCCTTGATGCGTGTGTTTTTCTCCACAGAGAACACGGTGGAATTTGTCCCTCGCGGTCCAGAGGATGTAGAAAACGCACAGCAAGCCACAGACTATTGCAACTATGTTTTCAACAACGACAACAACGGTTTTATGGTGGCATACGCCACATTTAAAGACGCTCTTGTAAGGAAGTGTGGCATTGTCAAGGCGTGGGTTGAGGACACCGAGTCTGTCCGAATTGAGGAATATTCGGGTCTAGATGACCAGACATTGCAGATCGTCATGCAAGAGGGCGACGCAGATGTGAAGATCGTTGCGAGTTACCCAGACGAGACCATGCAAGGCGCAATGCAGATCGATCCTATGACGGGTCAACCTATGCCTCCAGCGATGATCCATGATGTGCAGATCAAGCGCAAGGTGACTGACAAGCGTATCCATGTGGCGTGCCTACCGCCAGAAGAATTACTGCTTTCTCGCCAAGCGATGTCGTTTAAGGACGCACCTTTTATCGGTCACCGCAAGATGGCGACTGTGGCTGAGTTGATCTCTATGGGGTACGACGAAGACGAGGTGATGGACTATGTTGGCTCGTCCGACTTGAACGACAACGAAGAGGCTTTGGCTCGCGCACCGTTGGCAAATAACCAGTATTTGACAGAGAGCGCTAACCCGATGATGCAGAGAGTTCTCTATGTTGAGGGCTACGCCAAGGTTGACTTTGATGGCGACGGTATTCCTGAGCTGCGCAAGATGTGCTTCATGGGTGCTGGCTACAAGATGGTTCGCAATCTGCCAGCGTCATACATCCCGTTTATTGAATTCCCATGTGACCCAGAACCCCACACCTCACCACTTGAGGCGATGTCGATCTTTGACATTACACGCGACTTGCAGGAGATCAAGTCAGAAGTCATGCGCAACACATTGGATTCGCTGGCGCAGTCTATCCATCCCCGCACCGTGATCGTTGAGGGTCAGGTCAACATTGACGATGCCTTGAACAACGAGACGGGTGCGATCATTCGTGCGCGTGCTCCGAACATGGTTCAAGCCTTGACGACTCCATTCGTCGGTCAGGCTGCTTTCCCTGTCCTTGCGTACTTGGACGAGATCAAAGAGGGAAGGACAGGAATGTCCAAGGCATCTATGGGCTTGAACCCAGATGCGTTGCAGTCGAGCACAAAGGCTGCTGTGGCTGCCACAGTAAGCGCCAGCCAAGGACGCATCGAGCTGACTGCGCGTCTCATGGCTGAAGGCATGAGGGAGCTGTTTAAGACAATCCTATTCTTGGTTACCACGCACCAAGACAAGCCACGCATGATCCGCTTGCGTAACCGTTGGGTGCAGATTGATCCACGCGCATGGGACAACACGATGGATGTCAACATCAATATCGGTCTGGGCAATGGCGACACCAATGAGCGCGTCGCAACCCTGATGCAGATACTCGCCAAGCAAGAATCCATCCTTAACCAGTACGGTCTTGAGAATCCCGTGGTGTCTCCACAGATGTATGTGCGCACCTTGAAAAAGGTCGTCGAACTCTCAGGATTCAAGGACGCATCGAGCTACTTTGCGGATATTCCAGACGGCTGGAAAGCACCGCAAGCACCTCAGAAGCCAACTCCAGAAGAGGTGCTGGCTCAGGTGCAAGCCGAGTCCATCAAGGCAGACATCCAGAAAAAGGCTGCCGATCTTGAGTTACAGCGCCAGAAGATGATCAGAGATGACGACTTCAGACGCGATCAACTTAACCAAGATAGACTACTTCGTCAGTACGAACTTGAGTTAAAGTACAACACACAGGTGAGCACCGCGCAAATTGTTGCGGAGCAGAATGTCAACCGCGAGGTTG